TCACACAGCCCTTGGCTGCTTTTCTTTTCCTTCGGCTTGATCGGCACCCGGCACTCAATGACGTAGCCATTACTTGCCTGTCCAATCTCCAGCATCCGTTTCATGTACATTTTTCAAGTCTCCCTTTAAGAGGTGATTGCAAGGCTCAATGAAAGGGAGGGACTCTGCACCCTCCCCTCGGTTGAAGCTTACGCGCCTGAGAACGGTGTAGCGGGGTTGGACCCGGCAGGGACCCACCCGATGATATTTACTTGCCAAATATCAGTAGCGACATCGGTAAGAACTACCTTGTCACCGATCGCGCCGCCCGTTGTGGTGCCGTTGAGAGTGATAAGCTCATCGGTTGCCGCGGCGGCGAACATCTTCATGGAGTTGTCGTCTGCGTCGCCAAGAATGGCGACCCCGCGATAGTCCGCGTTGGTGGCGTCGGCGGTGGTGAAAACCGTGTTGCTGGTATTCACCTGGCCCATAATGAACGTATAAACGTGCCCTGTGCCGGTTGCTTCCGGAAGGGTGTAGGTATACGCTGCGCCGGAGCCGGTGATGTAGCATATTTTCCCTGCATGATCAGCGGCAGTAATAGCAGCAGTTCCGGTAAGGGAAACTGCAGCCATCGCGCTGATGTCACAAGCCCGGGTGATCTCAGCGGCAGTCGCGGCAGTCGCGGCAGCAGTCGCGTCGGTGGTCGTCAAGAAACTCGCTGCGGCCCCAGGGTCGCGCAGGGTAATCGTTCTGGCCGCGCCCATCGCTCCGGCGACGAGGGACACTGTAGTATCTCCAGTCTGATCGGTGCAGGTAATTGCCAACTTGCCCCTACTTCCTGTTGCCGGGAAAACATCGACCGATCCGGCAGTGCCGGAAGCCCCGGCGTCAATACCGCCGTTAGCGGTAAGTGCTCCGGTAAGAGTGGACGCCCCGGTAACTGCCAGGGTGCCAGCGACCAGAGTATTTCCAGACGAAGCGGTGACCGTGAACTTGTTGGTGTTTACCGCGACGTCGCCTGCTACGGTGAGCGTACCGGCGGTCAGGACGTTGCCAGAGGTATCCGCGACCGTGAACTTGTTGGTGTCCATGGTCAGCCCGCCGTTCAGCGCCGTTGCGCCTGTGACGGTCAGAGTGCCAGCGATGGCTGTGTTGCCAGAGGTGTCAGCGACTGTGAAGGCGTTGGTATCAACAGTGATCCCAGCGTTGGCAGCGAGCGCTCCCGCTACAGCCAAAGTGCCTGCGACGACCGTGTTGCCAGATGCAGCAGCAACAGTAAACTTGTTGGTATTGACCGCAACGTCGCCCACCACACCGAGGGTTCCGCCTGCGGCTACGTTGCCGGTCAGGGTGGAGGCTCCGGTAACTGCCAGAGTGCCGGTAGTGACGACGTTGCCGGTGGTGTTCGCCACCGAGAACACTCCGCCGTCAGCAGAGATCCCGCCGTTGGCTGTCAGGCCTCCGGTCAGCGTTGTAGTCCCGTCAACGGTCAAGTTGCCGGAAAGCGCAGAGTCGGTGGCCGTCGTAACTGCCACTCCTGCGTGGTTGACCACGGTATCGCAGATCACTCTGCCAGATACCGTTAAGTCACCGTAAATATTCTTTTTCGCCATTGCTTACCTCCTTAGCGGATCGCCAGCCAGTAAACTACGTCGGCGGCGGTGTCACAGATGTCAGTGCCGAGGGTTACCCCAGGGCCTTTACCAGCAACGTCGAACAAGGCGACGGTGGCGGCGGAAGCAGCGTAAGCCTTATCGACAACCATGCTGGTGGAACTGGTGATGGACACGACCGAGCGAGTCTCGCCGTTGACGACTACCTTGTCGCCCACAGCCAGTTCGCCCACAAAGTTGGTACTGGACCCAGTTACAACCGAGGAAGCTGCGGTGACGGACACGGTGCCGGAAACGGCTGCACCTGCGGCCCGACCTGCGTAGAGCGTGATCGAACCAGCGGCGTTCAACGAGTTCTGGGTGTCGGAGTCGTTGGCGTTGTCAAGGCTCTTGCCGGCGGCCATGCCGGCGAAATACTCGTAAGCTACGAGGTTATTGACGTTATAGGCGCGGACGTATCGGGGCTGCCAGCCGAGGATTACGTTGACAGCGACTGCCGGGTTGGAGACCGTGATAGTCCCAACTTTTTGAACATTATCGGCGAAAGCGAGAGACATGGTGTTTTCCTCCTTCAAGGACTTAGAAAGAGGGGCTTACGCCCCTCGATTGATTACAGTTCCGCAGCCGCTACTTCCGCTCGAGCGCAGAAGACTTGGTTCAAAATCAGGGCGGCGAAGTAAGATTTCCAGCCAATCCAGCCACGCTGGCCGAGCTGATCGCCCTCGCGGGACTCGCCCGGGTTCTTGACGAACGGGGTGAGAGCGGTGGCGCCTTTCAGCGGCGTGACTGCAGCGCAGTCGGCAGCAATGTAGATAACCGGATACACGTCCGCATTGGTGGCAGAGGTGGAGATCATCGTAGTGCCGGAGCCGGCTTTCAATCCACCGCCATCATCCCAAGGCTCGAACACGGTCGACGTAAGATAACGAACGTCACCGACGGAGCCGATCTCGGTCGGGTAGGCCTGCATACTGCCGTAGTCAACCACGTCTTTGAAGCCGGACATCGCCTGGATCGTCGGCTCGAGATCAGGATGAACGAAAGCGATGAAACTGGGCTTGACGTTCACCGTGTCCATGTTGGCGGAACTGGACAGTTTTTTGGTGATGACCTTGGCGTTCTGCCGCTTGAACCCGCGAGTAATCTTCTGCTGTAGGGTCTTGGTCAGCGGGGTGTTAACATCGGTTCGCGCCGAACCGTTGGCGTAGTAGACGTTGGTGCCGGCGCGCATTACGTAGAACAGCTTGGTCTCGACGGTGAGCGCGGCCTGCTCGGCCAGCACGTCGCTGTATTCCTTGATAACGGGGTCTTCATGAGTGTCGGCAACCTTATCGGTAATGCCAACCCAGTCGCCGATCTGAGCGAGAGTCGCCTGATAGTCGGTGCTGGTGATGGAGCTTCCCGGGGGGGTTACGCCCTCGGTCAGGTCGGTCGTCGCAGCGGCAAGGGCCTCGTAGCGTCTGAACTTGATGGTGTCCGAAGAGTTCTTCGGGATGGGCTTGGTCTGCAGAAACGGCTGCATAACGAGCGCGGGAGCGGCACGTTTGAGCAGATCGGCTGCAACCATGCCTGCAGTTCTAAGGCCAATGTCACTTACTGTCTGAGTAGCCATGTTCTAATTCCTCCTGTAGGTTACGAGTTTGCAGCCAGTGCGAACGCTCCTTCGAAGTCGTTCTCGTCAATGCTGCTCTTTTGTGCTGTCTGCCGGCTACGGACACCTTCCTGAGCTTTCAGCTTTTTCTCACGGTCGGCCTCCGCCGCGGCTTTCGCAGCATTGTCCGCTTCTAACTTGGCCGTGTTGCCGGAGTGTGCGCCCTCAACAACAGTGGCCTTTTTAAAAACATCGTAGAGTTCAACGATCTCGGCAGCGGAGCCTTTATCGAGAACTGCGTTATAGACGTTTTGGACGATCTTCGGTTGTGCTGAGACCCATGCCTCGACCTGCGGGAGCACGGTGAAGGCGTCCGGGTGCTTGCCGAGAATCTCTGCCTCGTGAGCATTACGGGCGACGGTCTGTGCGACCGAGAGAGCCGGGGCGAGGCGTTGGTCGAACTGAGAGGTCAGTTGTCCGAGTTTTCCGGACAACAGGTTCTCGATCTTGGCGAGGAGCACCCGCTCTCTGATCTCAAAAGCCTTGGCAACGTCCGGGAAATCCTCGGCGGTTCGCGCTAGGACCTCCTGGTCCGCGTCAGTGAACTGCTCTTTGGCAGCAGCCTCGGCAACGGCCTTGTCGGCGGCTTCCTTGGCTGCGCGATCGGCTTCTGCTCTCGCGGCAACAGCGGCCTCGTCTACGACGGGAGTTTTAGGAGCCTTAGCAGCAGCCTCATCGGCAACACGCTGGGCTTCAGCGTCGGCTGAGGCCTTGTCGGCCTCCTCCTTTGCGGCGGTGTCGACGGCTTCCTGAGCAGCTTTGTCAGCAGCCTCTTTGGTGGCTGCGTCGTCAGCAGTACCTTCTGCGGCAGCAGTACCTTCGCCTTCACTGGCTCCTGAGTCGGCTGTGCCTTCGCCCTTGGCGGTGCCCTCGGCACCATCGCCTAACCCGGCAGCGGCCTCAAAGGCCAGATCGAAATCAGTGAGTCCTACGTCCTCGGTGGTCTCATTATCCATTAAGCTAATCCTCCTAGATTAGTACGTATGTATTACTGTATCAGATTGTTACAATAGTTGTCAACCGAAAAGATTGAGGAGGTCCTTACATTCTTTTGCCCTCCCTCGGATGGTTGGGTCCTCGTTATGCTCGAGCTTGTCCCGGTGTTTTTCTCTTCGGAGGGCGAAGAGTTCCAAGAGCAATTTTACCCCGCGCTCGTGGGCGACGGAGGGCAAGGCCTCTAGGATTTCGGTTTCTCGGTCTTGCATATTAGTCCTCCAATATTCGGCACGGCTCCGGATTCTCGTCGAACCGCACCGCTTTGATTGTTTTCTCGCCTTGCAGGATGGCCTTCATTATCCGGTGTCTGCCGTCCATAATCTCGCCGTCCTCGTCAAGGATGATCGGACAGGACAGATCAGCAGCCTGCACCGTCTTCATGTGCATGACCATCTGGCGCAGCGTGAGGTTGGTGTACTTGTGCCACACGTAAAGATGGTCGAGGGGGATTTCCATCACTGGCAGGTCTTTCCCCAACTGGATAAGCCGGGCTACTGACCACTCGTGCCTACCGACCTGTGCGACTTGGGTGTCAACTGGGTGGAACTCTGGGATTTTCACGATTCATCCGCGAAGTTTTCCACGTTACGAGTATTCAGCCACTTCGCCGTGTTTGACAAAATCATCCTGACCTCGTCCGAATATCCGAACCGCTCCTGATTTATTTGGATGCTCTTGAAGATGTCACCGTCGGCATGGCGGAGAGTTGCGGCTTTCCAGTCGCAGAGCATTTCAAGCAGGTCGATAAGGGTCATCTGCTCGAGCGGTGACTGCACACATGGACCTTTGAAGTACTCGGGATGGTGGGCATTGGAGGCGTAGTGGTGGTCGAGCGCAACCTGCATCCCTTGGAGGAAGCCTTTATACTCTTCCGACCCGTAGGTGCAGTTCCTAAGTTTGGCCGTGTACTCGGCGAATACCTCTACTTCAGGGGCCTGCAGTTTGCTCTGGTCGTGCCACTCGCCGCGATGCAACAGATCTCGGACGGCTGCGTTCAGGAAGTTGCGAACCGTCTCTATGTGCCTCATGGTCTTGAATTTACTTTCATGCATCAGCTTTCTCCTTCTTCTCAGTTGCCGTCGACAGCAGCATTTTCAGGTTCTCCAACTGGTTCTTGTCCTCGGCGCTCTTGGCATTGGCGAGGTTGCTCTCAACCCGGGACAAAATCTCCTGGATCGTTGCCTCGGTCGTGGCCGACATGGCCTGGGCCTCAAGCTGCTTCTTCTGAGCGGCGGCCGCGGTGTCCTGGGTCTTGGCCTGGGTCAGGCCCTGCTCGATCTGCGAGGCCTGCGAGGCCGCTTCACGCATCGACTTCAAGGCGGCTTCCGCTTCCTCTTTCGGCAGGACCCGGTCCACCGGCAGGTCGCGGGATTTCAGTCGGTCGATGAGCAGGCCGTAGGTATCGAGAATCGCCCGCTCCTCCGGCGAGAGGGTCATGACAAACTGGTCAAGGGCCGCGCCCCGGACCTCTTTCGCTACGAGCGACAGGTTGCCCTTGGCAACGACCTGATAGTCGCCCTTCAAGGCCTCGTTGGGGTTGAACTCCATGTTCCACCGAAGCAGACTGTTTAGGAGGGAAGTCGTAAACCTGTCAAAGGCGCGGACGGTGTCTTTCGTCACCATGTTGGCTCCGCCCATCATCATGGACATGTTGTTGGAGGTCCGGAACGCTTCGCCGAGCGGCTGTTGCATCCCGCCCATGGTGAAGGCCGGCAGGTTGCTCTCGATGTCGAGTTGCTGGCGCTGCATCTCGATGATGTTCAGAACCTCTATAACGTGCGAGTCGGTCTTGATGTCTCTGACTGCTGGGTACTGGGCTTCCGGGCCGTCGCCTTCGCGCTCAATGACCATGAAGGCATGAACGGCTCCGACGTGTTTCCTGCCCTTCGGCAAGAGTGATGTGTTAACCTCAAGGATCGGGCCGGCGGTCGCCGCCATGTTGTCCATGAGCGCCCTGGTAGAGGCGCAGAGCGACATCTGTGAGTCCCTAATCTCCTCGGGCAGGCCGACGCCGGTCAAGCCGCTGTCCTCATCCTCGGTGTAAATAAAGGCGTGGTACTGGTCGGAGGGGCGGTCGCCGAAGGCGGCTTTCTCGGCCTTGATGATCACATCGTCGATGAACCACACATCGGCCAGGATGTCCTGATCGAGTTCGGAGTCCTTCACCGGCACGCCGCAGGCCTGCAGGGTATGGGCTGAGACGAAGCCGAGGAACCTGTAGACTTCGTACCTTCTAGCCGTTCGCTCGGCGAGGTTCGAGGTCTTGTCAAGCTGGTGGAGTTCTGCCTCATAGGATTTCTCCTTGTAGTTGCCGGTCTGAAAGTTCTTTAGATAATCGGTGATGTTCTCCTTAATGAAGTCTTCCCGCTTACCGAGTTGTCGAAAGTCGTATCGGGCCAGAACCATGCGCTCAAAGAAGCCTTCCTGATCCTCCCAATACTTGGCCGAGAGATCGGGGTAGCAGTCCCATAACCGCAAACTTTCCGGATAGGGTCGTCGAAGAGATTTCTCCTTGGCGACGTAGGTGCCGAGGAACTCGTCCATCTCCCACACTCGCTCAGTCTGAGTCCTGACCATGGGGCTTCGGACGATGCCTGCGCCGTAGATGAACCCGGAGCGTACCGCCTTCTTGCACAACTGCGGATAGTCGATGCCGGGGTCGGCAAGCTGGTCGGCGATCTCCGACTCCATCTTATCCTTGCGCTTATTGGCAAAGGCCCGGACTTCGCGCTCGATCGCGTCACTGGTGATAGGCCGAGGCGCCCGCTGCTCCTGGTCAGCGAGCATAACCTCGTTCTCTTGCAGGACGTTCAGGATCTCCTGCAGGGCCTCTTTGGGGATCGACGGGTTAGGCGAGACTGACAATTCCCAGTTCTTCTCCTGGCTCGGGAACATCATCTCCATCATCTTGGCGACGCCGCCCTTGACCTTTACCCGGGTGTCCCGCGGGTAGACCTTGGAGCGTTCGGCCGGGATGGCCCGCTCGATCTCCGGGTCGTACTTGCCCATGTACTGGCGCAGGTTCTTCAGCCACTGCTGCTCGCAGAAGTTGCGATCGCGGATGAACTGGTCGAGTTGCCCTTTCAAGGTGGCGCCGAGTTTTACGAGTTCCTGGGTGTTGACGTTCATTTTAATAGCCCTCCCTCTGGGCCGGACGGTAGGTTGATATTTGGTCTAAGGGGCCATAGGTGCTGACTCGGACGTGGTCGGATGGGTCGTATTTGCCTGACAGGAGATATAAGTCGCCATATTGTCCGGCTTCTGCGATATGCGAGTGGTCCCCTTTCTCAGGGCTGTCGGAATACGCTCCTGAAATTTTCATTTTGGGGTAGCGGTATTTGCTCCGAAGCGCCTCGATGTAATACTTACACGAGGGGTCTATAATCATGAGCGGCTCGCCATCTGGGTACTGAGACAGCATCTGCTCCGTCGCCTGGATACGAACCTTTGGATCATTTGTGGACGCCGCCTTGACGATTGCCCCATCCTCATCGTAGTCCTTTTTCAGAACCTTGAAAGCAGATGACTCATCGGAGTCCGCTCTGCGCTTGCCGGCCGGGTCGCCGATGAAAATCAGAGGGTTATTCGGGAAGAAGTTTTTAATGATCGGCCGCAGCATCGTCCGGCTAAAACGCTTCATGCCCATGTCGAAGGCTACGGCTTCGCGCAGGACTTTCACTCTGCCGTCAAGGCTCATCTGCTTGAACGTTGCCGCTGGTGTTAATCCGCAGTCGAAGCTGATGATCACCGGCAGGACAGGGTCAGCCTTCAACGCTACAGGGGAAACATGCCTATCCGGCCGGAAGACTCCTGCGTAAACCGGCTTTCCAGACTGGCTGGGAGAGTATAGTCCATTGATGTATGTGTCGACCCACGCCTTTGTCTGCCCTTTTGCAAGGTCTTTGTAATAGTCTGGATGTAGATGATCCAAGTTCTCGGCTTCAGGGGAAAGCCCTGATGGCTGCTTGAAGGTCTCACAATCAATTATGCTATTCGGGTTGCCGTCTTCTTGTGGCAAGTGCTCCATCAGTTTGTAGGCCGCGCTGTCAATTTCTGGAGGGTTGGTGTCCATTATAAGGCCATACCATGCCTCTGGCACCTCTGACGGATTTGGGTAGCGCCGAAGTCGCCCTTTTATGTCTGCAAACAGAGATACAGGCAACTCCCTGAATTCATTGATGAATGCTCCGCTTAGCTCCAAACTGAGAACCCTTCCTACATCATCAGGTGTATCAAGTGGGAGGAACAGTATCTCAGAGTCAACCTCGCCGAACTTCAGCCTGAAAGTCATCTTCGACTCGTGCCAGGTGCCGAGCTTTCGCATCCAGTGCATCCAAGTGGCGAGAGTCGTATCGCGCAATTGTTTATTGGTGTTACGTATTATCGCCCACTTAGATGACCTTTTGCCATCGTTCCAAGCAGGCATCTCAAGGTTGCGGCGAAGGATTTCAACGCAGCACCCGGTTGACTTGGCCGAGCCGATCGGACCCATGATAGCTCGATGGAACGCATTCGAGCGCATGAATTTGGATATAGTAGGAGTGGCCTTGTAGTTGAAATCTATCATGCTTTTTCTCTCCTCCGCTCATCAATCAGCCGCATCTGCCACTCCAAACACTCAGGACAAAACCCATGTGACTCCTTGATACCTTGTATCCGAACGATTACAGCCGGCAGCCAGGTGCCGTCGGCGAGTGCCACTTTGTTACATCGACAACAATGTCTAGTTAATTTGTTCTTGTCAACCATTGTTTCCTAATTCGCACGTATTAAGCACTTTTTCCCAAGGTTCGTCGTCGCATTTGCAGTGAATCGGCGCCGACAGGGTCACTCCATGCTCCGGATCGGTCAGCCAGAACGGTTGTTGCGGCTGCTCGTAAGGGAAGTTCCCGTTCGACGCATACTCGTTGTAGCCAACCATCGAGCCGCTCATGATGCAGCCGCCGAGGGTGTGCTGGCTGTGGAAGTGGCCGCAGACCATGATGTCGTAGGGCTTGCCGACCGCGGCTTGCCGTCCTTTCTTCTTGACATCCCCGCGCATGACTGGGCCGAGCGGCCCCATCCAGCCTGAGCCGCCTCTGAACTGGTTGCCGTGGGTCAAACAGTACTTGGTGCCGTAGACTGGATAAATGGCATCAGGTGCAAGCGGGATGAAGAACTTGATGTGCTTCTCCCCCTGCAGCTCCCGGGCAATCATGTTGTAGAGCAGGTAGTCGTAGTTGTCCTGGACCGCGCCCTTATGCACCATGTGCGGTGTGAATCGGCCATGGTTGCCGACGACGCACGGCACGAAAATCTCCTTGTAAAAGTCGAGGAGCATCAGCATCCCGGAG